CATATGTCCAGCAATACATTTACCCGCAGCATTAGATGTTGAGGCAATGTTATTTGATTTGTACATACTAAATCCACGAAGCTTACCAGAAGATACTAAACCATTTCTTATCGAACCTTGACCGCCATTATAATCAACAGACAATAGTTTCGATGCCGTAGACGATAGAACCTCATAGAAATCAGGCGAGGCTACAAACCAACGCCCTTCTTCTGGAATTTTGGAATCGTCTAAAAGACGAGCCATGTGTCCCAAAACATCTATAGGATCATGTTCTGACGAATCAAAACCAATATCAAGATTACCTGTACCATCAAACGTACCCGCAGCAAGATCAGTTGCACTATCCGAACCTAAAATATGATTCGGGCTAGAGGCTGATACTCCTGCAAACATGACAGCAATAACGCCCTCATCAAAAGCATCTTTAAGAGCATACGCCGCTGAAGATGAGGCTACTTCCCGCCAGTTCACATGGGACATATTAGCTTCTATGTCATCCACCTTGAACTTAAAGGCATTAGCTGTATCGACAACAAGAGATAACTCTTGGTCAGTTAGCTTTGTTTGAGTTACGTCTGCACCACGCTCGTACTGATATACAGTGATCTCTGGTTCTTTAATAATCTTTACTGAATCTCCGAAGTTTGCAATTTCACCAGAATAATCGGTGTTTGTAATCGCTTCAACAACCGAAGCCTTCCTAAAGAAGTTAAGAACCTTTTTAGAGTAGACTGCCGGGAGGAAAAACGAATTATTTTGCCCACTTACGGAGTTAGCAAAGTTAGCATCAGTATCTGTACTAGGTTCAAAATACTGGTCACTTTGGTTATAAGCCATTTTAATTTCTCCGAATTGAGTTTAAAATTATTTTACTACTCTGCCCTCGCTTACAGCCTGATTAATATCATCTTCATATCTATCAAACTGATCTATAGACATTGCAGCAATTTCCCTTTCCGTCCAGATTTTATCCTGCTGTGTATCAACCGTTGTTGTTTTAGTTGAAACCATATCAGCAGCAGATTGTCTGGATTTCTTAGAATTTAACCTCTGCTTCTTAGGAGAAGAATCTGCTCCCTTATCTTTCTTAAATAAATCCAAGGCTCTACTAGCAAGATCAGCGTCACCAGTATTATTGTATATCCAAGTTTGGATAGACTCAGGTTGTGATTTTGCCCAGGAATGAAAAGTTTCACTATTTCTAATATCATCGAAATCAGGATGATTCTCCATCAATCGTTTTTCTGCATCTTTTCGTACTAGATCTTTTTCTCGCTGTTGGAGGGTTGAAAGACGTTCTTCTAGAACTTTTGCCTTTTCCTCACTTTGCATATGAGATACAGTTTCTACTACTTCAAAAATATCAGGATACTTTTTCTTAAACTGTTCAAGTTCTTCTGGAGTTTTAGGAGCTTTATACTCTGGTCTACTTTGAATAGCCTCGTCTAATAACTCTTGTTCTCTAGATTTAAACTCATTAAGTTTTCGATCATAGTGTGTTTTTAAATCATCGTAACGCTTTTTATAGTTAGGTCGTTTGTAAGGACGATCCTTTTTTTCTGGCTCCTCTTCAGATCCTTCACTATTAGTTGCAGGATCTTCAAAGTATACATTATTAGACGATTCAAAAGTTGTTTCTTTTCTATCGTGCCAAGGTTTATTTTGGTTATATGGGTTTGCTTTTTCCTCTCTTTCAGTTGTTTCAGTCATTTTCTATTCTCCTACTCAGGGCTTTCTTAACAAAGGTAGCTGCTTAAAGGCCAAAATAAGCAGGGCTTGTCTTGTAAAGGTAGCCTTTCGGGTTACTTACATTGATAAAGTGCCTGGACTAGTCTAGGGTGGCTTTATCCCATTTGCTGCAAACGTGGATTAGTTCCTAACATTCCTTTCCTAATTTCATCATCAACAGGACGACCTAGTTGATCACTCTTTTTTTCAAGGTCTGGTCGGATTACTCCACCTGTTTGCGCTAGTTGTCTTTCATCTGATCTAGCTTCTGCATCTACCATCATGGCCTGAACATTATCAGACCCAAGTTCGTCAGTAGCCTTTGCAGTTAAGACAAACTCTCCGTCCGATAACCTTGCGGGTATCGAATCGGAGACTTCTGAACCAGGCCCATCAACAGGG